TTTGGGTGGCTTTGATCGGAGTGTGTTACCTATGCCACGTATGCGTCCTGCTAAAAGAGTACCAAATATCCCAGCTGTTATGAGCGCTCTGCCGTCACGCCAAGTTTTACCTATGCCGCCCGAACTCATGCCACAACCTGCAAAGGGCATGCCTATTATGCCGAGGCGTATGCCGCCTAGGATGATGGCCGCAGGTGGCGACGTTGGACAAGTGTCGGGCGATCTTGCTATGAGGATAAACCAGGACAGAATGTTAAAGAAAAGGGGTTTGGACAAAGGTCCGTCCTATATGCCAAGAAACCGTCCCCCTAGGTTACCTGTAGATATGCCAAGCGGTAGTGACGCTGATATGATGAATTATCAAAACGTGCTTATGATTTTGCAAGACGCGATTGATAATTTGCCTTCTGAACAACAGCAGTTTGTAGCTGGGGCTTTGCAGCAATTAACTAGCAGACAAATGGCTATGCCGACGGGCTCTCGCTTGAGCGACCAAGATGAAGATATCGGACAGATGTTAACGGACCTCGATGATGGTAGTGTAAAGGTCTCACAATCATCGGTTGAAGTTTCACCCAACTTGATGGCACCAGACAGCGGTCTTGATGTTGGTATGCTTTTAGACGATCTTAAAAAAAAAGACCAGTAGACTCTGATCTTAAACTCAAAGATATTACCGACTTGGTATTTGATCCAGCTAATCCGCTAGATTATGTTTTGTTGGGCTTGGGACCTTTTGGCTTGCCAGGCAAAGTCATCAAGGGCGCCAAGGGTTTTGATGAAATTTTACAAGGGGTCAAAGCACGCAACAAAGTACAATCAGATAAACTCAGTAAACTAACACCTACCCAAAAATCTGATATAGCTGGTATCGAAAAAACTATGGATCAACTTGAAGAGCGCTCGGCTAAATTAGGTAATCGGATTGCTAACTTAGAGGATGCAACTTCTAGTGTCGCCAAAAAACAACAAGCCAACTTGATTGCCGAACAACAGAAAATATCAACCCAACTTAACGATTTCCAAGCACAAATTGATGCAATCATAAACTGATGGCTCTAGAACATTTATCTGATAGCGAACTCAAAGAAGCCCTCATGTTGCAAGAGCGCTTGGCCTCGCTCGAACAACAAGACTCTTGTCAGGAATCCTTTATGGATTTTATTAAAAACTTATGGCCTGAATTTATTTGTGGTCGACACCATAAAATCTTTGCCGACAAACTTGAAGCTATCGCCCGTGGTGAGCTGAAACGCTTAATTGTCAATATGCCACCACGACACACTAAAAGTGAGTTTGCCTCCACCTACTTTCCTGCTTGGATTATGGGGCGCGATCCCAACAAAAAAATTATGCAGACTACCCATACTGGTGAGTTGGCTGTTAGATTTGGTAGAAAGGTCAGAAACCTAATGGATTCTGAAGACTATCAAAAGGTTTTTCCTCAAGTTAACCTGTCAGCCGATTCAAAATCAGCAGGACGCTGGGAAACCAATAAAGGTGGCGAGTATTTTGCTGCTGGTGTGGGTGGTGCCATTACGGGTCGTGGCGCCGATTTGTTGATTATTGATGACCCGCACTCTGAGCAAGATGCCCTGTCCTTAACGCAGATGGACGCCTGTTACGAGTGGTACACCTCAGGACCGCGGCAACGTCTGCAACCCAAAGGTGCTATTGTCTTAGTTATGACTAGGTGGAGTAATGTTGATTTAACAGCGAAACTTTTAAATGCCCAAAAAGAACCCTTAGCTGATCAATGGGAAGTCATTGAGTTTCCAGCAATCTTTCCTGAAACCGAAAATCCCCTTTGGCCTGAATACTGGTCTTTGGATGAGTTGCTCAAAGTAAAAGCGTCATTACCAGCAATAAAGTGGAACGCCCAATGGATGCAAACACCAACCGCTGAAGAGGGTTCGATTATCAAGCGAGATTGGTGGCGTAGTTGGGACCACGAAGTTTTACCCCAAGTAAGTTACATTATTCAATCTTACGATACCGCTTACTCGAAAAAGACCACCGCCGACTACAGTGCGATTTCGACTTGGGGCGTATTTCGTCCAAGTGAAGACAGCCCTGATTCTTTAATCTTGTTGGATTGTCAAAAAGGACGTTGGGATTTTCCTGAACTAAAGAACTTAGCTCAGCAAGAATACAATTACTGGAATCCTGATATGATTTTAATCGAAGCTAAAGCTTCGGGTACACCTTTAACGCATGAGCTCCGCCGCATGGGCATACCTGTAGTTAATTATTCGCCTTCACGCGGGCACGATAAACATGCTCGTATGCACTCAGTGGCACCAATCTTTGAATCTGGTTTGGTCTATGCCCCTAGTCGTGACTTCGCTGAAGAAATGATTGAAGAATGTGCCTCTTTTCCCTTTGGTGCACATGATGATTTGTGTGATACAATGACCCAAGCCTTGATGCGTTTCCGTGAGGGTGGTTTAGTATCTTTGGGAGACGATTACGAGGACGAGGACAAAATACCAAGCAGGAGAATATATTACTAAATGGCTATAGAGCGACAAACACCACCACCACCCCCAGAGGATCAAACTAAAACCAAGCTTGTCGATGAACAAGAAGAAGCTTTAGTGGAACTCTTAGGTCTTGCTGAAGAAGGTGATTTCGAAATACAAGAAGATGGGAGTGCAGTTTTAGGAGGCCAAGATGAAGCGCCCGAAGCCGTGCCGTTTGATGGTAATCTGGCCGAAGTTTTAGAAGACGATGTGCTTGGTGGCATCGCTAATGAATTATTTGCAGGGATCGAGAAAGACAAAAGTTCACGTAAAGATTGGGAAAAGACTTATATGGACGGTTTAAAATACCTCGGCATGAAGTTTGATGAAGAACGCTCCGAGCCTTTTGAGGGGGCATCGGGTGTTGTGCATCCACTTTTAGGTGAGGCTGTCACCCAGTTTCAAGCACAAGCTTACAAAGAATTATTCCCAGCAGGCGGTCCCGTCAAAACTCAAGTGATTGGACAATACGATTCAAATATCGAAATGCAAGCACAAAGGGTGCGTGAATTTATGAACTACCAAATCGTACATGTTATGGAAGAGTACGATGAAGAGCTCGACCAGATGTTGTTTTATCTACCTCTAGCAGGCTCTGCTTTTAAGAAAATATATTACGACGAAACGCTAAGCCGAGCTGTTAGTAAGTTTATTGCACCTGAAGATTTAATTGTTCCGTACTACACTACTGATCTTGAGTCCTGCCCTCGTATAACAAATGTTGTCAAGATGCCTGAGAATGAAGTTAAAAAACTTCAAGCTTTGGGCTTTTATCGAGATATCAAAGTCGATTACGGTGTCGATAGCCCACAATATTCTGGTATTGAAGAAGAAATAGAAAAACTTACGGGCATGGAGCAAGGTTATGATAATGGTGAGGTTTCTTTGTTGTACGAAGTGCATTGCAACTTAGATCTGCCTGGCTTCGAAGATATGTCAGCTGAAGGGGAAAAAACAGGCGTTAAATTACCTTATATCGTCACCCTTGATGGTGGCTCCCAACAAATACTATCTATTCGTAGAAATTTCAATAATAACGATCCTTTGCGCAATAAAATAGAATATTTTGTACATTTTAAATTTTTACCAGGTTTGGGTTTTTATGGATTTGGCTTAACACACATGATTGGTGGTCTATCAAAGGCGTCCACGTCGATATTAAGGCAGTTGATAGATGCAGGTACCCTCGCTAACCTACCTGCGGGTTTCAAGACGAGAGGTATTAGAATTAGGGACGAAGACACCCCTATACAGCCTGGAGAGTTTAGAGATGTGGATGCCCCTGGTGGCTCTTTAGCCGATAGCATCCAACCGCTTCCTTTCAAAGAGCCAAGTGGTACTTTGTTAAGCCTTTTAGGTTTGTTGGTAGATTCTGGCCAAAGGTTTGCTTCGATTGCAGAAATTAATACTGGCGCAGGTAACACGCAAGCACCAGTGGGCACAACTTTAGCTTTATTAGAAAGATCAACCAAGGTTTTATCAGCTATACACAAAAGACTACACGCTGGTCAGAAAAAAGAATTTAAATTATTATCTAAAATATTCGCAGATAGCTTGCCCCCTGAATATCCCTACATGACGGCTGATGGCAATCTCCTAGTGAAAGCGCAAGATTTTGATGATCGTGTCGATGTAATTCCAGTCTCTAATCCTGATATTTTTTCAACTACCCAAAGAATTACGATGGCACAAGAAATGATGCAACTTGTGCAATCAAATCCAAGCATACATGGGGCAGGCGGTATTTACGAAGCCTATCGTAGGATGTATTCCGCTCTGGGTATGGATAATATTGATCAGTTATTGGTAGCGCCACCATCAAATGAGCCAAAACCTATGGAAGCAGGTAATGAAAACAACATGCTTTTGATGGGTCAGCCAGCACAAGCTTTCCCCCAACAAAATCACGATGCCCATATTGCATCACACATGAGTTTACTGAATACCCCACCAGTGCAATCCAATGCGCAAGTGCAAGCTTTGATTCATGCACACATTATGCAACATTTACAAATGAAAGCAGAGAATCTTGGATTAGCGCAAATGCCACCAGAAGTAAAAGCACAATACGATCAACTCAATGTGCAAGCACAACAGCTTCCAGCTGGTGAGTCTGATGTTGTAATTCAACAAGGTGCTGATCTTCTGGCACAATTCAGTTCGCCAATTCTATCGGAATTAGTTGCTGATTATACATCTCGAATCAGCGCCCCATCTGATGAAGATCCTGTCGTAACAATCAGAAAACAAGAACTTGCATTACGGGGACAAGAGCTTAGCCTAAATCAACAGCAGTTTTTAGCAGAAGAGGAGCGCAAACGTCAAGACGCAGTACGTCGAGATGAGATTGACCGTGAACGTATAGAGTCGCAAGAAGATATTGCAGATATGCGTGACGCTACTGCAAGAGCAAGATTAGAACAACAGCGTCAACTAAAATTGCAAGATATGATTAACAAACGCAATAATTAGTGTAATATTACAAACATGATTAAAAGAACTAAAGCAGAAAACCTTTCACAACCTAAAGTTTTGGATAATAAAAACGGTTATTCCAACAAAGGTAATGTGCCGTACAGCAAAAAAGAAAGTTTTGATGCAAATGTGAATCCGCAACCTGGTATGGGTAAAGGTAAGTCCAGAGGCGTTGGTATTGCAGAGTCAGGTACCAAATTCTCTGGAGTATACTAATTGTCTGTT